CCAAGTCCAACAAGGCCGTCAGCAACAGCGTCATCCACGCTGTAAACCAGCTTGGGCGACATTTTCTGGCCTTGGTGCATGTAGACCGAATTCAGTTTGATCGTTTTCATTCTTGGTTCTCCGATCAGATTGCGGCGCCGATGCGGCGGGTCGTTGCACCGACGCTCACGGTGTTGCTGCCGTTGGCGACCAGGGCGGTCGATGTGCAAGTCGTGACGATGTAGAGCGAGTTCACCGTGTCGCGGTAGCAGATGTGATCCGCAGTGCCGCTGGTCGAGATCGTGATGTTGTTGACGGCCGGAAGGTTCGACTGTCGGCCGTCAGGCGAACCGGCGCCGAGCGTCGGAGCACTCATGCTGCTTGTCGCCAACGCGCGAGTAGCCGCATCGGCGTAGCTGGTCGGCTGACCGGCGCACACGAGCACTTGGTTTAGCGCAGTGTCAAGCGTCAGGCCGCCGTCGATAAACGCATCTGGAACTACTTTTGCCATTTCTTCCTCACTGATTAGTTACTGCAAAGTGGTCTCTGTCTGAGTTACGTTGACGATGTTCCCCTCGCGGTCGCGCGTGATCTCGGATGTCGTCTTGCGATCCGGCAAGTTCACGGTGACTTCCGGGGCGGGAACTTCGTTGGTGATCTCGACGTTCGGCGCAGCGACGTTAACGACAGGCGCAGGCACGTCCACGTTGACCACTGCTGCAGGCACGTCAACTTTGTTCTCCACCACAAGCGGCGTCGGATGTACTGGCGCGGGCTCGACCGTGGTGTTGACCGTGACGGGCGGCGGCTGGACGTGGTTGTCGATATTGACGATCACGGGGTCAGGGCGCGGGTCGTTGGCACGCGCAGCGACGACGCTTTCAAGTTTGCCGACGCTTGCGATGAGTGCGTTGATCTCGTTGCGCGGATACTCGCCAGGAGCGATGTTGTCGCCATCGGCTTCGCTGCCGTTCTCCCCAGGCTGACCAGGAGCGTTGAGCATCGTCTGGATGCCCAATGACGCCTCACGCTCCTGGTCAGCCTTGCGCTCCTTGTCCACGGTCTCGGGGTCGTCGCCGCGCTCGCCGATGACGCTACTGCGCGAACGAAAGCCAGCCTCAACCTCTGCCTGCTTGGCTTGCACGTCCTGCACCGGATGGATGTATGCCCACCCGTGCGGCGCCCACTTTACGTCCATCAGAGCGTCAGCGTCCGACATTGCGATCTGACCGGACAGGGCGCCAGAAACTACCCATGCATCGTTGACCTTCTGGCACCACATCGGGATGATGATCTGCCACTGGCGCTGCTCGCAGTAGCGGCGGAACTCATTGATGATGACGCGCAGGGTGCGGTCGCTGATTTCCTTGATGTCTCCCGACATCAGTTCGTATGGCAGACCCTGGCCTGCCGCGGTCGCCATGTTCTGCGTCCGCATGTACTCGTAATAGGTCGTGCCAGCCTCGGGAGGATTGGCGAACTTCACGTCCTCGCCGGGAAGCAATTGGTGCGACGTGCCAGGCTCAAGCCCGGCGATCGGGCCGTCCGCGTCTGTCTTGATCGGCAGCCCGGTGAGGGGGTCCACGTCGGTGCCAGAGCCATTGCCGAGTTGCGACGTGATGAACATCGTGAACAGGTTGGCAAGTTTCTGGCGCTCAAGCACCGCATCGTCAAAGTCAGCGATGTTGCGCAGCTTGGCAATGATGGGCGCAAAGTCGGGCACACCGCGCAACTGGCCGGCGCGCTTTGGCTCGAACACGTGCATCACCGCGTCCGCAGGCACGCGCACGAGCCTGTCGGTCGAGATCGACGCAGAGCCTGTGTTGTCGCCAGGGTGCTCGCGGTAAAACCAGTAGGCCACGCGCATGCCAACGCGATTGAGTTCAATGCCGCTGCGAATGCGGTGCCCCACGGGCAGGAACGGCCACGTGTCTGCATCAAGCAGCGGGCAGAACTCGCTCTCAAGCAACTGAATCTGCAACGGGATGATGAGCCCGGAGTTGCTGCGCCGATAGCGCAGGCGGCCGAAAATCTCACCGTCACGAATGAAGCAGCGCGTTGCAAGCGTCTGCTGGCCGAACTCGTTGAGCACGCCATCGGCATCGCAAACCTTGCCCCAATCGGTGCGCAGTTTGGTGTACCGCTCCTTCGCGCTCTCGCTGGTGATCTTGTCGAAGCGTGGCGTAATGCCGACGCCGATCAGGTTCGTCGTCCAGCGCTGCTCGCCCGCCGTGCCGGCCCAATCGTTGCGCACCACGTCGCGCGCACGATTGCGAATGTGCTGCAAGCCGGTGAGGGACTTGTTCGGCCCGCTGCTCGGCGGATTCCAGCCCTTCATGCGGCGGCCCATGCCGGCCGCGTCGTACTTGTTGACGAGCGTACCCATGTCCTTGCGCGGTTTTGCGCGCGGCGCCGCCTTGGTCGCGGCAGCGACTGTGGACTTGCGGCGAGCAGGCATTATTCGTACCCCCTGCCCGCGTAGTAGAGGCGAGTCTGTCGAGCGCGCGTTGTGCCGCTCTGCGAGTCAATCTGCCGCTGAATGTCGTCGCGCGCCTTGATGAGATCGTCGATCGAGCGATAGGTGACGCTCTGCGATCCGATCGTGACTTGGCGCTCGCCGGATGCAATCGCGGCGTTCAATGCGTCGAGGTCTGCTTGCGAGACGGGCATGAAAGGTCCACCAATTAAGTGCGACCGAATTATGCAAGCGGAACATGCGATCACGGAGTCGGTTAGATTTCGCTGCGCGCGCTAATCGAATTAGCGGCATATCATTTAGCCCATGAAGAATGAACCGAAAAGCAAGCGCGGGCGCAAGCCCATGATTGACCCCGAGGCGATGGCGCGGATTGGCCTGACGCTCGACAAGATGACGCTGCGCAAGCTGCGCGTGCTCGGTGCCGGCAACGTGTCTGCCGGCGTGCGCAAGGCCGCCGATGTCGCTTACGCCGCCTACCAGTCAGGACAGGTATGACGAGCCGCGGGAGCGGCGCGTGCGCGACACAGGCACAGCCTCGGGCGTAGGTGCATCAGCGGCAGGCTGCGCGATGAGTGTGTTGGCCTGCATCTCCCTGCGGTCCTCGCGCATGATCTTGTCGCTGTTCTCGGTGGTCGTGCGCGCCCACTCAGGCGCGTTGTTCCAGTCGATCTTGTCTACGCCGAGACGTAGACAGCCAGCTTCGCAGTAGGCAAGCAAATCAAACGCCTCGTTGCGCTTGCGTATCTGCGACCATGTGCCGTCAGGATTGCGGACCTCGGAGTTCAATTCGTCGAGGAACGACTGCGGCAACCACGCAGGGATGTGAACGTAACCGGGGCCAGGGGTCGGGCGCTTTAAGCCTGCAGCGATCACATCTTTCAGCCGATCACTGTTGAGCAAGTAGAGAGGGATGTCACCCTTCTCCTTCGGGTTGCGGCCACCGACAAGCGATTCCTTGATGAACGGCGTGTTGCTCGCAAACTTCTTGCTGTCCTGGCCCTTGATGAGCATCACGCGCATTCCGATGCCCTGCGCTCGAACGCGGCGATACCAAGCATAGGCGCGCTCGGTCACGCCGTCCTCGCCGCCAGTGTCAACCACGGTGAGGCGGATTCGCATCTCGACGTTCTCGTGCTTGGTCTTGTACGTCGAGCGCACCACGCGCTCTGTAATCAAGTCCCAATCCTCGGCGTAACCTGTAGGGTCGATCGGCGCAGGGCCACCAAGCCCTTCGCGCGCCGACTCGGTGATGGCGTAGCGATCAACGAGCCACTTCTCTCGGTGTGGCCCAATGGCGTGAACCTGCACGACGAAGCGCGAGCCCACGCCGCCCTGCACGTCAATGCTGGCGACGAGGAAGCGCGCGGCGTCTGGTACAACGTAGCGGTCAAGGCTCTTGTCACGACGCGATGAGGGATCGCGCGCTGCGGCGGCAGCTTCGCGCAAATGGCGCGACAGGTACGGCATGCCCTGGTCAGTGTTGGTCGTCGTCTTTATCGCTTCCTCAGAGTTCGTGAGAACGTAGTCACGAAGCCCTTGCAGGTAGCGCAGGATGATTGAACGCCAAGACTGGTAAGCAGCGGCTGCACCGCCCATCCAGTAACCGGCAATCGTGCTCTCGTGCGCCTTGCCG